GACCTGCGTAGGCATCAACAAAAGCAAGCAGAAGAATTTAAGACAGAACTTGCAGAACTAAAACGTCAACTAGCAGACGCTACAAAGAAAGAGATGAAGTTGCCTAAGTCCGACGAGGACATCGAACAGTGGGCAGCAGACTATCCTGATGTAGCAGCTATCGTTGAGACGATTGCAATGAAGAAGGCACGTGAGCAATCTACTGCTCTTGAAGAACGCCTCAAAGCGATTGACGAAATGCAGTCCTCTGCAAGCAAAGAAAAAGCAGAAGCAGAACTGATGCGATTGCATCCCGACTTTGATGACATTCGTGACAGCGATGAGTTTCACGAGTGGGCTGATAATCAGCCAAAGTGGGTGCAAGATGCGCTTTATGAAAACGACAACGACGCACGTTCTGCTGCTAGGGCGATTGACCTCTACAAAGCTGATATGGGTATTGGCAAGAAGAAACCGAAGTCAGATAAAGATGCAGCCAAAACTGTTGATACAAAGAATAGTCGCAGTAAGCCGCAAGAAAACGAAGAGTCAACGTACCTAAAAGAATCGGACGTTCAACGTATGTCACCTAAAGAATACGAGAAGCGTTCTGACGAAATCATGGAAGCTATCCGCACAGGGAAGTTTATCTATGACATGTCTGGTTCAGCCAGATAAAAAAAGTGTTGACAATTAGTTATTTTTTCGTATAACTATAGTCATCAAAGGTGTAAGTGGGTTCGCTACCTGCTTGCACCAAAACCGCAAACACCTCAGTCTTCGGATTACCTGACGAGTTTGGCCCGTTAAATATTCGGTCGGCCAACTGAATATAAGACGCACCCATACGATTCAGCCTCTGATTAGTCTGGTGAGTTTGCATCTGTAAAATGCTAATTAGGAGAAAACATCATGGCATTCGCATCCGCTGGTGGTTATGGTAATCTTCCTAACGGTAATTTTTCGCCCGTAATTTACAGCAAACAGGTGCAACTTGCTTTCCGCAAGGCCGCTGTTTGTGAAGCAATCACCAACAATGATTACTTCGGTGAAATTGCTCAGATGGGTGATTCCGTTAAGATTATCAAGGAACCCGAAATCACTGTTAAGGCTTACGAGCGTGGCACGACCATTACCCCGCAAGACCTTGACGACGAAGACTTCAACCTGACCATTGACAAAGCTAACTACTTTGCATTCAAGGTTGATGACATTGAAGAGGCGCATTCGCACGTTAACTTCCAGAGCCTCGCCTCTGACCGTGCGGCTTACCGCCTTGCTGACCAGTTTGACCAAGACGTTCTTGGTTATCTGTGCGGCTTTAAGCAGTCGGCTCTGCACTCCAATGCAGACACCGCCAACACCACAGTAAACGGCTCCAAGGCTGTTGCTACTGCTGGTTCGGACGAACTGCTTGCCAGCATGAAGCTGGACGGTAGCGACTTTAACGCTGGTACTGGTGGCAACTCGATTGCCCTGACCGTACGTAGCGGTAACTCGTCTGCTCCGACCGCTGCTGGTGAAGCAAACCCGCTGTCCGTTATCGCACGTATGGGTCGTAAACTCGACCAGCAGAACGTCGATACTCAGGGCCGCTGGCTTGTAGTTGACCCGGTTTTCGCAGAACTCCTGAAGGACGAGGACTCTCGTCTGTTCAACGCCGACTTCGGTGGTTCGGGTCTGCAGAACGGTCAGATGGCTGGAACCATTCATGGCTTCACCATCCACGTCTCCAACAACCTGCCGTCGATTGGTACCGGCCCGGCCACTGAGGCTGCGTCGAACTCGACCAACTACGGTGTGATTGTTGCCGGTCATTCTTCTGCTGTTGCAACTGCAGAGCAGATTAACAAGACCGAAACCTACCGTGACCCTGACAGCTTTGCTGACATCGTTCGTGGTATGCACCTGTATGGCCGCAAGATTCTTCGTCCTGAAGCACTTGTTAACGCCATCTACAACGTACGCTAAGGGGGGATTTTAAAATGGCTGGAAACGGTATTCGTAAAATCTCTGTAGAACTGAACGCAACCGACCTCGCTTCGGGTGTGAACACTGTTGCTACTTTCCCTGCACAGACTGCCATCATGGCCGCTGGCGTTGAAGTCACGGAAGCACTTGCTGGTGCAACTGCTCTGACCTTCGACATCGGTACCGGTGCTGATGATGACGAGTTTGTAGCGGCCTATGCTATGGCTGGCAAGTCGGCTGGAGATGTTGCTCCGTCGCTGCCGGGTATGGCCTACGTTGGTGCAGAAGACACTCTTGACCTTAAAGTTGACACCCTGACTGGTACTGCTACGGCAGGTAAGCTGCGTGTGTGGGCTTTGGTAATGGATTGTGATGGGCGTGGTGCTGAAGAAGTAGCACGTGACCAAGCCTAACTAATGTGAGGGGGCTGGGCAACTAGCCCTCTCTCTATCTTTAAGGATTTCAGATGGCATACACTTACCTCGACATCACTAACGAAGTTCTTGCTCGTTTTAATGAAGTAGAACTTACGGCTGCTAACTTCGGCAACGCCCGTGGTTTTCAGAACCAGTGTAAGAATGCAGTAAATGATGCTATCAATTATATTTTCCAGCGTGAGTTTGGGTGGTCATTTAGCCACGCAGAGCAAACTGAAACGCTTGTAGCTAATACCACACGATACTCAATCGGTGCTACAGTCTACAATGTGGACTATGAGACCTTCCGTATTTCAAAGGACAACACTCTTGGTGTAGCAGGTGTAACGCTACGCATCATGGACTATAACCAGTATGTCGATAAGTACATCGACCAAGAGACTACCTCAGATGTTGGCGGTGTGCCATTGTATGTGTTCCGTACACCTGACAACAACTACGGTCTCTATCCATACCCAGATAAAGCATACACACTCAAATATGACGCATATGTAAAGCCGACTGCTCTCAGCGCAGCGACAGATGCCCCTACCATTCCTGAACAGTTCCGTCAGGTAATCGTGGATGGTGCAACTGCTTACGGTTATCAGTACCGTGGTGAGGCACAGCAGTACGGCATTAACTTTGCCCGGTTTGAAGAGGGCATCAAACATATGCAGAGTTTGTTTATTAACAGGAACTATAGTTACGTACGTTCTACGTACATTCCACAATCACAACGGTACGGTACTTCGGTATTTCCAACAGGGGGCTAACACATGGCTGACGAATCTGGACTTAGCCCTTTTGTGTTTGCGTGTCAGGGTGGGCTTGTACTCGACCAGTCTACCTTCTCCATGCAGCCCGGTATGGCACTTGAACTACAGAACTTTGAGCCGGACATTCGTGGTGGCTACAGGCGCATTTCAGGATACGCTAAGTGGAATAGCAACATTGTACCTCAAGATACCAGCGATACCGAAAAGGTGCTGATGTCTGCCTACTTCAAGGGTGACATAATCGCTGCACGAGGAACTAAAATACACAAGGCTGGTAAGACAGGTGCGTGGACACAGATTGACAGTGGACGCACCAGCGCAGGTAAGTATACACACTTTCGTTACAATCTAGCTGGCACAGACTATATTGTATGGGCTGACGGCTCTAATAACGCTAGTAAGTATGATGGGACTACCGTCACAGACCTTAACGCAACTGGCGCACCAAGTGACCCTCAGTATGTAACTGGCTTCAAAGACGCACTGTTCTTTGCTGGTATGTCCAGCACACCGCAAGAGTTAGTCTTTACTGCACCGTTCACAGATGACGACTTTAGCACGGCTAACGGTGCTGGCACAATCAGGGTAGACAGTGATATCACTGGACTGTTTCCGTTTCGTGACCAACTGTACATCTTCTGTGAAGAACGCATCTTCCGGCTGTCAGGTAACACGATTGCAGACTTTGTAGTACAGCCGGTGACACGAGAGATTGGATGTATCAATGGATTCACCATTCAAGAATTTGGTGGAGATATCGTGTTCTTGGGGCCAGATGGACTCAGAACAGTTGCAGGTACTGAAAGAATTGGCGACGTTGAGTTGGGTACAATTAGCCGACCTGTACAGCGGCGTTTCCAAGGTCTTACTGACGTTGATGAATTTGACAGCGTAATTATTCCTGACAAGACGCAGTACCGCATCTTCTTCTCTAGCAGTTCTGTAACACGGGGTAATACAACCGGTGTGGTAACAGCAAGGCGGGGGGACGTATATGAGTTTGCAGACCTTCGTGGTATTCGTCCTAGCTGCACAGACTTTATCGTAGATGCTGGTGAAAGCATCGTACTGCACGGCGAGTATGACGGCTACGTGTACCGTCAGGAAAGCGGCAACGACTTTGACGGCAACGTCATCACTGGTAAGTATCGTTCACCTGACTTGTCGATGGGTGACGCAGGTATCCGCAAGAACTTCCAGCGTGTGATTATTAACTATGCACCGGAAGCTGCAGTGAACGCAGACTTGTTTGTACGATACGACTACGAGTCGCCAGACGCAGCACGGCCAGCGGCATATCCGTTTGATACAGCTACAGTGGTTGCTGTGTATGGTACATCATCCTACGGCACAGCAACGTATGGTGGTCAGACAAACCCGTTGGTACGACAGCCCATTGAAGGTTCGGGATTTGCTGTAGCACTACGAGTTAACGATAGAGGAACATCGGCACCGTATTCACTGAAAGGTTTTCAGTTAGAATTTGACGCAGGAGCAAGACGCTAATGGCAGGTTATACTAGACAGTCAACTTATACTGATGGTGACATTATCAATGCTGCCGACAGTAACGATGAGTTTGACCAACTCGTAAACGTATTTAGTAATACTACGGGTCACAAACACGACGGTACTGCAGCAGAAGGCCCGGTCATTGGATTGATTGGCGACCCCGGTGTAGCAACCCCGAAGAACAAAGTTGTTGTTGACGACACTAATAATCAGGTCGAAGTAAGCATTGACGTATCGGGTACTTCGACTGAACAATTTGTTATCAAAGACGGCGTTATTGAGCCAACCACAGATAATGACATTGACCTTGGTTCTAGCACCAAAGAGTTCAAAGACCTTTATCTTGATGGTGTTGCATATGTAGACAGCATTGCGATGCCGACTACAACTGTAACGGATATTCTGGATGAAGACACCCTATCATCTGACAGTGCTACTGCGCTGGCTACACAACAGTCTATCAAGGCTTATGTGGATGCGCAAGTCACAGCACAAGACCTCGACTTCCAAGGCGACACAGGTGGAGCATTATCTATCGACCTTGACAGCGAGAGTCTCACGATTGCTGGCGGCACAGGCATTGATACTAGCGGTTCAGGTAATACTCTTACTGTTGATATTGATAGCACCGTAGCCACCCTTACTGGTTCGCAAACACTTACTAACAAGACGCTTACAGCACCTGTAATCAGCACCATTAGCAACACCGGTACTGTTACCCTGCCGACTAGCACAGACACGCTTGTAGGCCGTGCTACGACAGATACGCTTACTAACAAGACGTTTGATGCCAACGGCACAGGCAACAGCCTGAGTAACGTAGAGGTGGCTGACTTTGCTGGTTCCGCTATCGTTACTGAGTTGGAAGGCATCGGCTCAAACGACAACGACACTACGCTGCCTACATCTGCGGCAGTCAAGGATTATGTAGATACACAAATTACTGCAGAAGACCTTGACATTACCACAGATTCTGGTACAATAGCGATTGACCTCGACAGTGAAACACTCACAGTCACGGGAGGTACGGGCATTGATTCATCGGCGAGTGGCAATGCTGTGACCCTTGCTATTGACAGCACTGTAGCTACACTTACTGGCACACAGACGCTGACAAACAAAAGCATTGACGCCTCCCAACTTACTGGCACTGTAGCCAACGCACGGCTTGACCAGCAGCTTCAGGATGTAGCTGGACTTGCTGTAACTGATGGTAACTTCATCGTAGGTGACGGCACTAACTTCGTAGCAGAGTCCGGTGCAACCGCACGTACTTCGCTTGGTCTGGGTACAGCCGCTACATCAGCAAGCACTGACTTTGTTGCAGTAGCAGGTGATGATGTAACAGGCAATATCAACTTCGGTGATAACGTCAAGGCGCAGTTCGGTGCAAGCAACGACTTGCAAATCTACCATGACGGAACGCACAACTACCTGCAAGTACCTTCGGGTTCGGGCAATCTGCGTGTTCGTGCTGGTGTATTCAATGTACGTAGTGCTAACAACAACCTGAACCAGATTACCACGCTGGATAGTGCTGGTGTTACTCTGTATCACAATGGTGCGCAGAAGTTTGACACTGTAGCAACTGGTGTGGACATCACAGGTTCACTTGATGTAACGGACGGTTCTACCACACGTACTAACTTGGGAGTAGCCATTGGCTCTGATGTACAGGCTTACGACGCAGGTCTCGCTTCTATTGCTGGCCTCACTACCGCTGCCGATAAAGTCATTTATACTACGGCAAGCGATACGTACGCAGTCACCGACTTTACGGCGTTTGGTCGGAGTCTGGTTGATGACGCTGATGCTGCAGCGGGACGTACCACGCTAGGCTTGGGTACAGCAGCTACATCCGCCTCTACGGATTTTGATGCTGCAGGTAGCGCAGTTGTAATGGCTATCGCCCTTGGTTAATTAATGCTTGACAAACAAGTATAAGTATGGTATAATTATACACATAATTGGAGTAAGAAATGGCAAATGCTTTTCTAAGTGAGACGGACACGGCTGTTGGCACATCTGCTGCCACCATCTACACCTGTCCTGCCTCTACCGAAACCACCGTCATTGGTTTGAGTGTATCAAACATCGTGTCGAGTCAAATTCTTGTAAGCGTAAAGCTGAACGGCTCCGGTCGTACTAGCGGCGCAGTTGACAACGTACACCTTGTAAAAGATGCACCCATTCCTGTCGGTGGTTCTCTCGTTGTAGTGGGTGGCGACCAGAAGGTTGTGATGGAACCGGGTGACACGATTACTGTGCAGTCCGACACGGCGTCTTCTGCAGACGTTGTACTTAGCCATCTCGACATTTCGTAAGGGGTAACTCATGCCTTATCTTGGTAACAATCCGGCAACGCAGTTCGCTGAAATCAAGTATCAAGACTTGACCGGCGGTACTGGCACGGCATTTACTCTCGACCAAGCTGTCGGTAACGCACAGGCTATTGAGGTGTTTGTAAACAACGTGCGCCAAGAGCCGGGTGTGGCGTACACCGTGAGTGGTACAGCCCTTACCATGACAGGCAGCATTGTTGCCACTGACGACTTTTACGTTGTGTTTCAAGGCCCAGCAACCGGCACAGCTACCCACCCTGCAGGTTCTAACCTTGAGGCTGTTGATGGTGAGTTCTCAGGTACGCTTGAGATTACCGGCAACACTCCGTTCTGGGAGAACACGACAACGATTAACTCAGACTACACAATCACTAACAATCGCAATGCCCTGTCGATTGGCCCGATTACGATTGCAAGCGGCGTGACAGTGACTGTAGGTTCTGGCGAAACATGGACGGTAGTGTAAGATGGCGAGTATTCTGAATGTAGACAAGATTAGGGCGAGAGGCAGCACGACAGATAGTCTGACGCTTGACAGTACAGGACGGGTACTTCATCCCAATGGTGTGTTTGCATATGTACAGCTTACAACTGGTAACGCACAAGACAGCAGTCACCCCTACTCTACGCTTTCTGCTAATATAAGATTTGACGAAATTAAGGTGAACAGAAGTTCAGCGTACACTGAAAGCAATGGCAGATTTACTGCTCCGATTGCTGGCATTTACCGGATTCACGCTAATTTGTTAAAAAGCAATACTGGAACAGATACTTTCTTTGGCATTTACAAAAACGACAGTGACACTCTTATTCGTGGGTATAGTGGCGTAGCTGATTACACACCTGTTACATGCGAAGCGTTCTTTGACTTGTCCGCAAATGACTATCTCAGTGTGCGGCTAGAGGCTGGTGAAGTAAATATTACTAGTACAAGTTCTGGACAATACAATCATGTTCTTTTTGAGTTGGTAGGCTGACATGAGTACACTATTCGTAGACACCATTAATGAAAAGACCAGCGGCAACGGTATCTCTATTCCGGGGCATGTGGTTCAGGTTGTTCACGGGCAAGATACAACCTCTGGCACCGGATTAGTTACATCTACTAACAGTACATACGCTAGTACTGGTCTGGCTGTGACAATAACACCTAAATTTGCAAATAGTATGCTTATAGGCTCGTGTACATTTAACTACTGGTTCGGTAACACTAGCCCCGGAAATTATTGTGTTTCTACAATTTATAGAGATTCTACAAATATTGCAGGATTAGCACAAACGGTAGCTTTGGCTCCATATGCAGCCCATGCAAATGGGCCTGATTTGCAATGGAACACCTCTCAAGACCCTGTTGGGTCTAGTAACGTAAGCGTTACAATGCCCTTTATGGACAAACCAAACACGACCAGCGCAACAACATACACTCTTTATTGCAGACAAAACGGCAGTGGTGCCACCTTGAGTGTGAATTGGGATAATCAAGCTGCTTCAATACAGATTATGGAGATTGCCCAATGAGTACTTTAAAGGTAGACCAGATTCAGCTTGCCAATGGCAACACGCCTACCATCAATGACTTGGGAATAAACGACACTGGTACGGTTCTTCAGGTCAAAACTGCTGTTCACAGCACTGAAACAAATATATCCACTGCAGGAACTTATGTTGATACGGGCTTATCCTTGTCAATAACACCGACAAGCACATCTAGCAAAATTCTTGTAATATATTCTATGCAATTTCGCATGAAAAGTACAAGCGGCGATGTTGGCATGGGCTTCAGACTTGTCAGAGGCAGTACAGGGATTGATACTCCTACAACCAGTTATGACAACTACACTTACGATGGTGGTGACTCTACAGACCATCGTCAGTCAGACACAGAGTTTTATCTTGATAGCCCAGCTACAACAAGCGCAACAACCTATAAGGTTCAAATGATTAGTTACAACGGAACAGGTGCTAATGCGCGAACACAAAGCGATGGCAATAAATCACGAATAATGCTGATGGAGATTGCAGGATGAGCATCAATGACATTATGAAAATTTTTGCCTAGAGGAGTAAACAATGGCAAACGTATCAAGCGTATCAGACGCCCTCGTTGATTTGGGCATCACAGAATGGGTTCTTCGTGGAGAGCCAACAACGGAAGCTGAGTTTAACAGCATGTTCCGTAAAGTTACTGGCGCAGACGACAATGGTACAGCCATTGAGTCTAGCGACACTGACGACTTTGGCGTAACGTGGTCTCAGATTACTGCCAAGCAAACGGCACTGAACAATGCAGCACCTATGAAGGAACTGCGTCGTCAGCGTAACATCAAGCTGGCTGAGACAGACTTTCACGGCATGTCCGACAACACCATGTCGGATGCCATGACCACGTATCGTCAAGCCCTTCGTGACATCACGACACAGACACCGGGCCTCGACAGCGATGGCAACCTGACCGGCATCACTTGGCCCACTAAACCGTAAGGTGTAACCCATGACCCAAGCACGAGACGTTGCAGACGGAAAATTTACGAACACTACGCTGACAATCGACTCCGGTTCTGATAACGCAAATACTTTGTTGTTATCTGACGGGGCGGCTGACGCTAATATCGTGGACGGTTTTGTAACGTCCCGTCATCACTCTTCTTCTGAAGAGCCAGTCTTGATGATTCAAGGTCGGTCAACGAGTTCTGAAAACATTGTTCTTATCGGTGGTACACATAACAACACCACCTACAACACCGCTACCTCAATCAAGTTTTTTACGGCATCTGGCTACACCAACACGACACCTGTCGAAAAGATGCGTGTCACTGGCGACGGCCTAACCTTTAACGGTGACACGGCGGCGGCAAATGCTCTCGACGATTATGAGGAGGGTACGTTTACGCCGGTTATTCAGCATAACACTAGTCAAAATCCTACTTTTACTAGTGCTAATGGGAATTACACAAAAATTGGCAACACTGTAACATGCCAAATTAGAGTAGATGGCGGCAACACGGGTACGGCGGGTACATTCTTGACAATTACTGGATTGCCTTTTGCGGTTAGTCAAGGACAGTCTAACCAGACCATTGGTATCTGGGGTTCAAATCCTAGTTCACAGGTCGGAAATGTTCACGGCTTTAATCCGCCACGATTATTTAAGGGCGGCACAGACGTTACTACTCAAATGAGTTTCGTTACAGCTATGCTGGTGTATAAAATATAATAACCCCACCAGAGGTAGGGGTTCATTACCCGGAGCAGAGCATCCGGGCAGACAGGTCGCAAGCCATGCGACGATAAACTTAGAAGGAGTAAACAATGGCACTGACGAAAGAATTTGAATATGATTGCGAAGTTCGTGGGCCGTACAAAGCGGTACAGGTTCGCAAGGCAACCATCATCAAGGACGGTGACGACGAGATTAGCCGTACCTATCACCGGCACGTCCTGCAATGCCGCACCAAGTCTGGCGACACGTGGGGCGACACCGACATCAGCGGTGAAGACGCATCTGTACAAGCCGTGTGCAACGCCGTGTGGACTAGCGCAATCAAGTCTGCCTACGAAACCTTTGCAGACGCACAAGCAGCTATCTAACTAAGGGAGACCGCCCGTGGCACTGAGTAAACTAAACAACGACAGTTTTGCCGACACCGCCGTGCATGGGCGTCGCAATATTATCATCAACGGAGCCATGCAGATTGCCCAGCGAGGTACACAAACTGACCAAGGTGGTGGTAGTTCTGTTTACGGCGCAGTAGACCGTTTTCAAATTGTTCCTAGCGGCGCAAAAACAGCTAGAGTCACTTCTTCACAACAGTCCACAACTGTTGGTGAGTTTACAAAACAACTTAAACTTGATTGCACAACAGCGCAGTCGTCTGTAGCAGCGGCTGATTTGCTTGCTGTTCGGACTCGCATTGAGGGTCAAAATCTGCAGCATCTGCAATACGGCACTTCGTCTGCGAAAACGCTAACCGCCAGCTTTACAATCACCAGCCCTAAATCTGGTACTCACTGTATTCAGCTTCACCATCGTGATGCAAGCTATAGTTATGTTCGTGAGTTTACCGTTGATGCCGCCAATACGGCGCAGAGGATTAGTATTACTTTTCCCGGCTACACGACAACAGCACTGGATGATGACACCGGTTCGTCGCTTGAATTGGCTTGGCCTTTGATTACAGGGTCTAACTGGCACGGCACAAAAGATAGCTGGGTTAGTGGTAATGTGTTTTCAACCAGTAATCAGCAAAACTTGATGGACAACACAGCTAACAACTTTCTCATCACCGGCGTCCAGCTTGAGGTAGGCGACAAGGCCACTCCCTTTGAACACCGCAGCTTTAGTGAAGAGTTGTTTATGTGTGAACGATACTTCCAGAAAACTTATAAACACAGTGATGCCTTCGGAACAAATACTGCTGAAGGGTGCATAAATTTTGTACCTCACAATACGGGGGATTCTTATAGCATTGCGTACAGTCAAGAAATGAGAGCCAATCCTACAGTAACTACTACTCGTAAAAATGGAAGTGCAAACAGTTCTGCTCAACGAGGAGACAATTCAGGCAACTACAAT